GGTGATGTAGCTGACCGAGCCTGCACTACGAGACATAAAGTCTTTCATTTGCAGATTGAATACCATGTTAAATTTTCCATCCTCAAGGCAAACGAGCCCGATATAACTCGGATCAACATCATGAGTGTTACTGGCTGGATAATAGTCCGTCATAAAAGTTGTGTCGGAATCAGGCTCACCCGGCCTATAAGTATGAATCACAGCGACATCATGGGTGCTCGCAGGATAAACCGTACCGATTTGTGGCACACCTAATGTCATTAGCGGCAGGATGCTTTGCATTATGGCCCAATCCCCTCCGATCTTGTTTTTTGACGCCGCGATGACTGATTCCCTCGGCACCCGGAACCAGAGCGAAAAGACGGCCTTGGAAAAATCGGGGATGCCTGCTGACAGAGTCAAATAGCTCATTCGTCTTCCGACCCTGGCGGCTTCGGTGCATCCTCGGCATGGTCACCAAACTCCACAGCCAAACCGCCGCCCCAATGGACGTTGATGACATCTGTCAAAAAATCCAGCCCAAGTGCCATCAGATGTCGGTGCGGATAAACGGCAACGTCACCGACAGGTCGGACGGCACGGCGCTGTTGGACTGCGTGACCCGCAGCGCATAGCGGTCGCCCTCGGCGAAGTCGGTCGCGGCCGGAATGCTGAACGCGCCGTCCTGCGCATTGGCGGCAATCGTGATAGTGCCGATCTCGGTTGTGTTCTTCTGGATCGACAGGATGATGCTGGTGGCACCGACCGGATTGGCAATGTCGAGCCGCGCATAGGCGCCCTCGTCCCCACTACCCAGGCTCATGGTCCGGTTGGCAATGCCCTGAAACAGCAGCTCGCCCACGGCGCGCTGGATGCTGCCGGGCACGAAGATCGCGGCGTCATAGTTAACATCGTTCAGCGGCATCCAGAGCTGATAGAGCGGAAGATTGTCGGGTGCTCCGGTCGTGGCATCCGGATCGAACGGCGCCGGCCACGCTGGCGTCGTATGAACCTGCAGCACCTGATAGAATCCGTTAGCGGCGGTTATCAACTGACCCGGCGCATATGGTGTGCTATTCGTCCACTGCCCCATATATTGGAACGTGGCGACCGGCAGCGGAATGACTTGCGTCGTGCCATCCGTATAGTGAAACGTCATGCTGTTGGAGGTATAGGTAACGGTGTCGATGCGCTTGCCCTCGGCCAGATCGGCGTCCAAGGCTACAATGCGCTGGTCGACGTCGTAGAAATTGCCGTCCACCTGGCCCGCGCTGTTCGGCGTGCCGGTGCCGGCGCCCCAGGCCCCGGTCGTGACGTAAACGATCGTCATTCAGATGCCCCTGCGTCCGGGTTCTTTACGATAACATCCGTTTTTGTTATCTCTATATTGTCCTTTGCCGTGATCCTGTTGTAATACTCCACTTGTTCTAGATAGCCCGACATGGCTGGGTGTGGCAGCATTCCCGGCGTCGACGTACCAGGGCCACCATTATCGACGGCCGGTCCTTTCCCTCCCCGCTTCTTGATCCTGTTAGCCGCCTGGATGTCGACGAAATTATCCCGGTTGACCGTGCCGTCGTCTTCCATCTGATAGACCCGCGCCTCGTCGACACGACGCTCGGTTTCCACCGACCTTGATCGCGACATGCTCATGCTAAAGCTGTATGAGGTGGTCATGGACTTGGCGCCATTGCCTTTGATCACCGCGAACCCCTTCGTGGGATCGTCCACGGGCGGCAGTGAGCGTGCCGGCGCCGGTCGAATATTGGGGAAAACGACCGGCCGAACGACGACCTCAAAGCCCGCCATCACACTGCCTCCAGATCATATCCGGTCGGGATCATTAGGTCGGTGACTTGCAACTGGTAATCGCCCGAGAATTCGCGAGTCATGCTCTTGAGCTTGAACTTGGCACGGGTCTCAAATAGCGGAACTGCGGCTTGCATCGCCGCGGATTGCGCCGCTAGCAGCGCATCACCCATGCCTTTGCCAACGCCTGCACTGTTGCCAGCATTCGTGATAATGTTTTCTGCGGGGTCCGGTCCACGCTCAACGACGAGTCCCACCTCGATTACATCCTCGGCGGTGAGAACAGATAGAAAGTCGAGACCGTCGTCATTCGGGTTGGCAGCGGGTGGCTGATAACCGACCGACGTATCGAGCGGAAACAGAACCACTCGATTGATGAACTGCTGATAATCAGGGCCAGCATAATCAATTGTGCAATAGGTCGGCGTTCCGTCGGCCGCCGCAACGTTGCCGCCACGGCCGATCGTGCAGCCGATGCGAACCTCGCAATTGATCCGGCCATCCGAGCCGTCGAGCGCAACCGAATAGCCGATGATCTTGCCCGTTGCCTCGCCGATCCGCGGTTCCGCGAGAAACGCATTCTTGCGCAGCGTGATTTCCGGCATGCGTGCGAGCTTGGGCGCGAACGCGATTTCCACCACCCGCGCCCGTTTCATCAGATGCGCCCGCGCCAGCGCGATCAAGTGCTCGAGACTTTGATTGCCGCGCTCGGTGGCGATATAGGACCGGCGTCGCGGATCACCGATCGGTGTGCCTTCCTCGGGATCGCTCAGATTGACCGACTTGACATCATCGATCCGCATCGCCTCGCCATCCTCGGGATCGGTGAGAATGGACTGCACGTCGGAAATCAACGTGAACGACACCGTCTCGGTACATTTTCGTTCGGCGGTATATCCTGCCACCAGAGTAGCCTTGAGGACTTGCACCCAAATTCCGCCATGCGTCATCGAAAAACTGCGACTTATCGATGAGACATAGTCTATACCGTCGCCATCTTTGCTATGCGATACACTGTACGAGTCACTGGTAACGATGCCCCCAAAGTAAAGCGCCGGCGACGATCCAGCCGCGCTGTGTGATTCCGTGTAAGTGGTTGTTGTGCTGTCGCCCTCTGCAAATTTTACGATCCAACCGCCGCCTCCCGTCACGGTATTTATCGTCATGTTTGTCAATTCATAAGCACTCGATTCCTCTACTTCCCACCCATCGCCAAGGCCAGTTCCGTGCTTTGGCCAATCGCCAGCGGACAGTTCAATGCCGCCGTTCGGCCAATGCGAATTCAGATAATTGGTCAGATCGACAGTGCCACGTGCCTGCTGGGTCCAGGTGTATTCGGCGTTGACATCAACCTGCGCCAGCGGCCCGCTGGTGAGCGTCAGGCCGAGCCCGTCGTAGAGCACATCCCCATTGGCGCATAGAAAGTCGACCTGGCCATCCTCGCCGGTGATCTCGTCCGAAACGGTGAGGACATGCGTCTCGCGGTCGTAATGCCATATCCTGGTATAGCCCTCGAGCACGACCTCGGGATCGGTGCGCCGCGCCTTGTCGATCACCGCCTCGTCGTAATACGGCAGCACCCGCAGCGTATCAGCCAGCGCTTCCTTCTGCGCCACCACATCGGACGGGCGCGCGACAAATTCCAGCGTGACCAGTTCCTCGAAGATGCTGGTCGGGATGCCGACCAGGCGGCCGCGAAATTTGATCAGCGCCGGGCCGCAGTCGAGCGCGAACCACGCCCAGATCTTGCGACCGGGACCGAGCAGCCCGATGGCATTGCCGTCGACGTTGACCGGCCGGCGAACGACAGCGGTCAGGCTCGCCGGATCGCCCTCGTCCTGCTTGAGCGTGAATGAGAATACCTGCTCGTCCCAGCGCATATGCTCGGGGCCGAACGTGGTCTCGGTCGCGTCGATCCAGGCGAAATAGGGCAGGCCGGCAGGCATCGGTCAGACCGTCCTCTGCTCGGCCTCGAGCTGCCATGCGATCTCGGCCGCCCACTCGTCGCGCGACGTATGCCAGGTCGTGACCTTGGCAAGGATGATCAGCACGTCGCCGGTGGTGTTGGCGGCGCCGAGGCCGGGGATGCAAGTGATGGTGATGTCCTGGCCGGGCCAGACATCGGTGAGCTCAGGCACCTCGTGATCGGTGCAGGTGATCGTGACCTTGTACTGCCGGAATTGCGCCACCGAGATATCGGCCAGAGCGCCGCGGCAGTCGCGCGCCAGGTTCTTGGCCTGGTCGATCGGTTCTAGCGTCATGGTGATGCCGCGCACGGCGTACTGGCTGAAATCGATGTTGTCGATCGCGAGCAGCGTGTAGGGCGGATGCGCCATCTCAGGAATACCGGCTTGGCTTGCGGCCACCCGAACGGACCTGCGCCAGCGCCGCCGCCCGGTTCAACTGGTCGACGACATCGGACGAGGCGCGCAGGCCGCTGATCGCCGGCAGGCCGGGGAACTGGATGGTGACGTTGCTGCCGCCAGCGAGGCCACCGGCAGCAAACGCCGGCATCCGCGGCACCATCCCGCCGAGCGCAAACCGCCCCATGCCGTCGAGCACCCGGCTGAGGTTGCCGCCCGAGCGCCGCAGCGCCTCCAGGAATGCCAGCACACCAGGCTGTGCCACTGCCCGCGCCGGGGTGATGTATTCGCCGCGCGACACCCAGGCCAGATTGCTGTCGGACGTGCCAGTGCCGCGCCCGCCGAGTAGACCGCCGCGGGCATGACCGCCCGCAGCACGCACCGCTAGATTTTTCAGCGTATCCGCTGCTGTGTTGAGGTCGTTCGCCATCGCAGCGAGTTGTCTCGCCATCTGCGCGAGGTCTACGCCTAATCCATCGGTGATATCGAAAAGTCGTTGCAGGAACGACTGGAGACCTACTGGCCCGACTGTTCCACCGTCGGCATAGCCAGGAATGCCGCCGCCACGTCGCAGCGCTTCAAGCAACCCGAGCACGCCCGGTTGCCGCACCACCGACGCCGGCATGATGTGCTCGCCGCGCGACACCCACGCGAGGTTCGAGTCGCTGGTACCAGTGCCACGCCCACCGAGTAGTCCGCCGGCCGCCTTGCCAGGAGCGCCGCCGCCCGTCGCCGGTGCCGACGGCTTGAGCCCGATGAACGTCAGCAGTTTGTCGATGGCGCCCTGGATCGCGCCGGTCAGCGCGTTCCATGCGGCCACGCCGACGCTCGAGATGCTGTCCCAAGTGATGCCGGCGATCTTGGAGGCAAACTCGCCAACTTTGTCGGCCCCTCCCTGAATTGCTGTCCCAAGCGTTGTGGCGCCCCCCGCAGCCTGTTCCATCGACTGCTTCGCCTGGTCGGCAGACTGGCTCGCCACGGTCCCGAACGATGTGAACATCGTCGCAGTTTCTTGCACCGCGGCCTGCGCCGTGTTGGCGCCCTGGCTGGCCACAGTTCCCCACTGCGTGAACATCACTCCAGATTCTTGCACCGCTTGCTTAGCCGACTGGGCCGCCGTAGCTACCCCGTTGATTTGATCCTTGACCGCCTGGATCTGTTCTGCCGAAAACCCCGCCCGCTGCATCGTCGCGCCGACGAGTTCGGCGACTATGGTATTGAGTCCTGATACTGCGTTCCGCAGTTGCTGGCCGGCAGCCGTCAGCACAGCGGTAAATTCAGGCGGCGGCGTCGCAAACGTTCGTCCAGCCTGATTCAACGCCTCGACAATCGCGGCAGCACCATTCAGTGCCGCCGCTTTCATATCATTCATGGTCGCGCTGAAATTCGCGGCCAAGGTCGTAAATACCGTGCTGTCCAGAGATTGCTTGAACCTAACCCACGCGCTGTCGGCGTTCTGGATGCTGGTGCGCATCGCATCAAAGGCGGCGGCAGACTCCGGGCTGATCAGAGGACCGGCGCCTTGTATTCGCTGGACTAGATCGCTGATGTTTTCATTGAGCCGACGCACGCGATCGACATCGGCCTCGGAAAGACCGAACGCTGCGCCGACCTTGATAGAGGTCGCCAGATCGGCGTTGCGGAGAAACTCGAGCAGCACCTGTGTTGCGTTCTTGCCCGCGTCCGCCGCCTGCTTCATGGCGATGGAAACGCCCTTGATCTTGTCCTCGGCGGTCACCCAATCAGCAAATGTGATGTTCTTATTTCCTGCTGCGATCTGGTTTACGAGCGCAACAATATCCTTCATGCCCGTCGTAAGATTTTTTACGTCAGTGCCCGCCAGCGTCTCGTTGATCTTGGCGATGGTGCCGCGGAAGGTTTCGGCCGAGATGCCGATCTGCTCAAAGGTCGCTTGGCCTTGTTGTAATTTTTCGAAACTTTGGCCCGAAGTAGCGGCCAAGGTTTGCAACGTATTGTTGAGCTTTTCGTCACTGGCAGCGAATTTCGTTATCACCTTCTCGGCGGCTTCGAAAGCAACTGCTCCCGCGGCAACAGCCGCCGCGGTGCTGCCAATGGTCACCCCGACCAAAGCCAGCTCCGGTGTGAGCAGCGAAACGGCCTTGACGGTTGTATTCGTTATTCCTGCCAGTTTGATAAGCGTTTGGATTAGCGTGTTGTGATGCCTGACAGCTTGGACGATCTCCACGCCGGCCAAGCCGATCTCGGCAGCGAGCTTTGCGATCTCCGCGCTGGTCTTCACCGTCTCCAGTGAAAGAGCCGAGTGCGCCTCTGTCGCTTTGTTTGTTGCCTCGGTAAGTTTGTTTGTCGCCTCGATTAGCGAATCGAAGTCCGATGACGTCGTCTGGCTGGCCTCACCGGCCTGGCTGATTCCAGCCGCCATCGTCTCGCCGGCCTTGCCGACATCGATGAGTTGCTTCTGAACCTGATCGCCGCCCTCGAGCGCGATCTGGACCGAAATTTTCTCTGCCATGGCCTGCTATGTGTCTTTGAGATATTTGCGAAACAAATCGGCGATCTTCGCCGCCTGTTGCTCGACGATTTCGGTGATGCGCCACTTCTTCGGGATGCGCACGGACGGCACGCCGATATAGAGCGGCTTGCGGTCGCGGTCGCGATCATTGGCGTCGAACAGCATCGGCTTGCCGCGCACCGTGGCCGAGACCAGTTTCTTTCCTGATCGGCTGGCCCGCGGCCCGCCGGCTGTGGTTGGTATCCACAGCAACGGTTTGCCAGCAATCGTCGCGCCGTGCTCGAACACGCCGGCGAAGCCGAACTTATGGAAGATGATGGCCGACGGCTCGCCGCCTGCTGTCTTTTGCATCCGAAATTGCAAACCTTGCTGCCACTTCGGTCCGAATTTGCCGGCGCCCGCGATGTTGCGGCGCCCTTCTTCGACTGCATTGGCGGCGGTCTCGCGCAACGCCGCAACCGCAGCCGCCGCGATCGGCCGTTGCTTGTCACGGACCAGCTTGAGCAAGGCCGACTGGTCGACGTTGACCTCCAACTTCATCGATTGATTTCCTTGCGCAGCTTCGCGATCGTCTCGTCATCCCCCTGCGCTCCGACCGCAGTGATCATCAGATCGTATTCGCGTTCGATACTGTCGATCTTGTCACTGAATTCGAGATAGGCCGCGACCTGCCGCGGCGTCAGCGTCATTACATAGTCTGGTGGGAAACCTCGTCGGACGATGGCGGTGAGATTGAGGGCGAGCGCCTCAAGCGTACTTTGACGACTTTTGCTGTTTCGTTGGCTCCGCCGATCAGGTTCGTCAATTCCTGCACGAAGGAGCTGATCCCGTTTGGGAATGTTAGTCCGAAGATTGCCCGTAGAAATTTAAGCTGATGTTCGGGTAAGAGTTTCGCGGCAAATTGCTCATATTTTTCATCACCGAGATGCCCAACCCCGGCCGCGATGATCGGCCCAACTGCAGCGCCGCATCCCGCAATCAGACGCGAAACGATATCGCCACCCTCGCCATTGACAAGCGATT